CCCAACACTTTCCGCCTCTCCTTTGACTACCACAAAGACCTCGTCTCGACCATTAAGCGTGTGCCGAGCAGTCCGAGATGGGATGCCCAGGAAAAGGAGTGGATCGTGAAAAAGGAAAGTATCTGCTATCCTCCCGGGCGTGATGCTCGGTGGTATGTAGAGGCTTTCGCTCAATGGGCAGTTGCCAAACGCTTTTGTTCTAACATCTCAAGGCGTAGCGAGACCCACGATGTAGTGTATGAGATTCCGCCGATGAAAAACTTCTCCGGCGAACATTATATGCTGCTCAATCCATACGAGTATCAGTTGGAGGGTGTGCGCTACGCCTTGGATCATCAGCGTTGCATCTTCGGAGACCAGCCCGGCTTGGGCAAGACTCTTCAGGCGATATGCTCTGTTGTCAAAGCGCACAAGGAGGCTAATATCTATGGCGACACATTCCCGGTCCTGGTTATATGTCCTGCGGCTCTCAAAGTCAATTGGCAACGAGAGTTCAAGAAGTTTGCCGGAATCAATGCCGTTATCCTCGATGACAAGAACCGCGACAGTTGGGAGAGACTTTATGAGTTGAGGCGAGGTGACGGAGACCCCTATGCTCCGGTGTTCATCACCAACTATGAGAGCCTTAAAAAGTTCTTTGTTGTTGATGTCAAAGACCACGCCCGAATGACCCTCCGCTCCATCGTGTTTGATGATCGCATCAAGCTGTTCAAGTCAATCATCATTGACGAGAGCCACAAATGCAAGTCAAGCAAGACGCAACAGTCAAAGTATGTCGAGGGTATCTGCAAGGGTAAAAAATGGATATTCGCCCTAACGGGTACGCCTGTTGTCAATAACAACACCGACCTTATCCAGCAGCTCAAAATCCTCGGCAGGCTTGATGACTTCGGAGGCTATAAGCAGTTTGTCGGCCGTTTCTGCGACGGTCCCAAACAATCCTCCAATCTCCGAGAGCTGAATTACCGCCTATGGATGTGCTGTTTCTTTCGCAGAGAGAAAGCAAAGGTGTTGACCCAACTCCCCGACAAGATGCGGCAGTATATCACCTGCGACATCACCAACCGCAAAGAGTATGACGATGCCGAGAATGATGTTATCAAATATCTCCGTCAGTATAAGAATGCGAGTGATGACAGAGTGGCACGCGCCATGAGAGGTCAGGTGATGGTAAAGATGGGCATCCTCAAACAGATTGCGGCGAGAGGAAAAATCAAAGCCGTCTCCGAGTTTATCCATGATGTCATAGACGGAGGGGAAAAACTCATCATGTTCGCATATCTGAAAGAGGTTGTCGAGGCTCTGAAAAAAGAGTTTCCCGATGCCGTAACAGTTACGGGTTCCGATGACATCAAAGCAAAGCAGAATGCCGTTGACCGGTTCCAGAACGACCCTGAATGCAAGCTCATAATCCTCAACTACAAGTCCGGCGGTACTGGACTGACACTGACGGCTGCAAGCCGTGTCGGATTTATCGAGTTCCCCTGGACCTATTCGGATTGCGAGCAAGCAGAGGATCGCGCCCATCGCAACGGACAAAAGAACGCTGTGAACTGCTACTACTTCCTCGGAGATAAGACCATCGACCGCTATATGTATCAGGTCATTCAGACAAAGAAAGACATAGCCAACGAGGTTACGGGTACCACCACCCAAATTGAAGAGGACATGCTCAACATCACAATGAACCTGTTCCAAGACAGAATATGAAAAAGAGATACAAACTACTTGAAAAGAATGGCAAGGTTCATATTCTACATTGGGTTACTGATGGGGTGCTCTTCGGGCCCGACTGGGAGAGCATAGCGACATTTGACAAACAAAACTCTAATCTGGAAAGATGCAAGACAATAATACGGCTTATGAACGAGTGCGACAAGCACACAGACCACCCTAACGATGACAGAACAAGAAATAACAAAAACTGAGCAAGGTTACTCGGAATCCAAGATACAGCATATTTGTGTGAATTGGTTCCGGCAGACTTTTCCTCATGTCGGCAATCTTCTCTTTGCCGTACCTAACGGCGGATGGCGCGGCGCCCGTGCCGGCGCACAGATGGTATATGAGGGACAAGTCAAAGGTGTTGCCGACATTATCCTGCTTTATCCGTCAGGCGGGAAATCGAGCCTTTGTATTGAGATGAAAGTTCCAAAGAAAAAAGGTAGTAGTGCCGGGACACAGTCTACCGCTCAAAAGGAGTGGCAGGCTCTCGTTGAGCAATATGGCAGCACCTATGTAGTGTGCCACGGACTCATTGAGTTTATACAGGCTGTTTGCTCCTATCTTCAAATCAACTCTCAAAAGTATATTACTGAAGCTCTCAATAAGTATCCACTTTATCGATGAACTATATTGAATTAATTAACCGCTTTTGGCAGGAGGTCGAGATGAAGGATTTTCTTCCCTCGGAGGCTTGCGTATATTTCAGATTGCTGGATATATGCAACAAGTTAGGATGGCAAAATCCGTTCTCCCTCTCCAACTCACGGGCAGTCGCGCTGATGGCGATGAATGAAAAGACCTTTCGTGCTATCAGAGACAAGCTCGGCGGGCGCGGCTTAATAGAGTTCAAGAAAGGGAAAAAGAGGGAGAGCGCACCGATGTATTGTTTCCCGGAAAAGACTGAAAATGGATGGGTTTTTCCTTGGGGGAATTTTTTGGAGGTAAAAAATACCGCTAAAACTACCGCAAACACGCCCGTTAACGATACCGTAAACACTACCGCAAACACGCCCGTTAACACGCCCGCATATAATAAAACTAAAACTAAAACAAATAAATCTCCTAACGGAGATGGCGCGGCGCCAATCCAAACGGAAATCTCATTGTTTGCGGAGGAAGAGAAACGAGCGGCCCGGAAAAAGCCTAAGGCATCAAAAGACCCACCACCACCGCCGCCGACACTCGAAGAGGTTCTGCAATATTTCCTCAGCCGAGATGCCGACAAGAGGCTGGAGAATTGGGAAGAGTCCGCCCGACGATTCTACGACAATTTCAATGCAGTTGACTGGAGAGACAAGTACAACCGCCGGATCATCCATTGGGACAGTCGGGCCAACTCTTGGATTCTTGATGATGAGAAACGACAAAAAGAAAGGATAACACCAAATGAAAGTGAGCAAGGAGATAAATTTTCGGGACGTCGAGGGACTGAGCCGACTGCTACAAGCCGAAAAGGTTTCAAGGGAACGCTTTAGTCTTGAAATTTCCGAAAGAGACTGCGCCAACGCTATCATGTCCGCCATGAAAGCGGAGGTTGAATATCGCGGAGGGGTTTTCAAATGTGATGAAGACACTCGCGCCCATATCCTCACCGCCGCTCAATGGCTCGTCAATCCGGAATCCACTCCAGGTCTATTGTTGTGCGGATTGTGTGGTAACGGCAAAACAACTCTTGCAAAGGCTATCGCCTGGCTTATCGGTTATCTCACGGAACGTGAGGAAGGTTACTCCAAGCGCAAGAGGATGTTGCTTTACACGGCAAAAAACATCTGCCGGCTATGTGCCGCAAGCGAGAAGTTCAAGGAGCAGTACGATGAATATGGCAGGCTGTTTACTGAGCCGATGATGATAATAGACGACCTTGGAGAAGAGCCGAAAGAGGTGATGGTCTATGGGATGATTCACACTCCCATCATTGACATCATCAGTGAGCGTTATGCTGCTCAACGAATGACCATCATCACAACCAACCTTGAGGTTGACGCTCTCAAAGAGAAATATGGCGATCGCATCATTGACCGGTTCCGGGAAATGCTAACCTCAATCATTTTCACTAATGACTCATACCGAACCCGAAAAAATAGTAATTAGGTGGACCACAAAAGACGAGAATGCTATTGCCGCCATCCGCAAGCGGTTCAATATGCCGAGTTACACCACGCTTAACGGCTGGAGCCCTGTTGAGGTGAAGCCGGAAGACAAGGATATATTTGAAGAGTGCGCCCGGCGCGGATTCTTTGGTATAATGCCGCAAAAATGGTGTAAAAATGGTGAACAATATATTTTCATATCTCGTAATTAATGGCTATCTTTACAGTATAATTAATTAAAAGTCAAACCAATAAACCCAACTATGGAAATAAGACAAATTCCACTTTCATTGGTGTCTCCATCACCGATGAACCCTCGCAAAACATTTGACGAGGATGAGCTGCAAGAGTTGGCTGACAACATCGAGAAGCAGGGTTTACTCCAGCCAATCACCGTTAGGCCCATTGCAGACAAGACGAAGTTTGCCGTAGTAGATGGCAATGCCGACTTCCACCCCGAGTATGAAATCATTTGCGGAGAGCGCCGTTTCCGTGCTTTCAGCAAACTCTACGACAGATGGAGTGAAAGGAATCTCACTGATTCCAATGGTGAGCCTATCAACAACTTCTCTGAAATTTCCGCCATTGTGCGAGAGATGGACGATGACGAGGCATTTGAAGCGATGATCACCGAGAATCTTCAGCGCAAAGATGTTGACCCCATTGAAGAGGCTTTCGCTTTTGACCAACTCATTCAAAAGGGTAAAACCGCTGAAGAGGTTGCTGTCCGCTTTGGCAAATCCATCCGATTTGTTCAGGATCGCGTAAAACTCAACAACCTCATTCCGGAACTCATGCTTGCCGTCAAAGATGACAAGATGAGCATTTCGGCGGCAATGCTCATCGCCAAACTCGACGATGAGGACCAACGGAGATTTTATTCAGTTTACTCCAATCACTATCAAGGCTATTCAAAGTCAAACGCTCAGAACTTTGTCAATGACCTGTTCATGACAATAGAGCAGTCGCTATGGTATAAGAGCGACAATCAGGCTGACGAGGATTTTGAAGGAGGTTGTGGTCGTAAATGTTCCGAGTGTCAATACAACACCTCCAATCACGGTTGTCTGTTCTGGGAAATGAAAAGTCAGGATGCCGGGCGATGCACTGACCGGACCCAATTCCAAGCAAAGACATTGGCTTATATGCTCCGAGAGATTGACCTCATCGGCGACAATCTCGTGAAAGCTGGTGAGCCGCTTGAATTTGGCAAAACCGTTCTCTGCATAAGAGAGAACTATGTCAGTGATAACTCTGACATCAGACAACTAATCACCCTGCTCAAAGAGAAAATCGCTGAACGTGGCTATGAAGTTGTTGATCCCGACAAAGTATTCCAAAGCCGTTGCTTCTATGACCTTGATGACGAGAGAACCCAAGACTTCCTCAAAACTGGTCAGGCTTATCGTTGTTTCAACCTCATGGATTGGCGGTCTCCCAACCTCCAGCATGAGCGATGGTATGTGAAAAAAGGAGACACCGGTACCAATGTTGGTAAAGATGGAACGCCCTACCAAGTAACCGAAATCCTCAACTCTATCAAAAACGAGGAGCGTGGGTTAAAAAGTAGTTTAGCGGTAGCCGGAGCCGAGGCTCTCAAAGAGTGCTCCCCATCTGATGAACCACTTTCAGAGAACGAGCGTGTGATGCTCCTCACCTGTATGTTCAACAACAATTTCACGCTTGCCGAAAAGGTCGGTATGATGACAAGCCAATCGACTGACCCAATCAACTTGCACACCTTTGTCAAAGAACACCCGGAGAAATGGGCATTGATGATGAGGGCGTGGATGTTTCAGCAGATAGATGGGGTACATGCCAATCTTCGCTCTGCTGAGTCTATGCTTGATGAACTCGGTGAGAAGAATTGTCCGGAATTATACAAAGAGAAAAGAGACAAAGCTCAGACCAAGTTCAATAAGAGCAAAGCCAAAGCAGAGAAAAAACTAAGAGACCTCGGCTATGGTCTTGATGGCAAACCACTCGTTGTAACCAAGAAAGTTGCCTCTCTCAATCCCGATGCCAAGACTATTAAAGAACAGTTCAAGGCAATGAAAGCCAAGCACTCCGACGCAATTCTCATTTTCCGTATGGGAGACTACTATCAAATCTTCAACGAGGATGCAGAGATTGCGGCTCCCATACTTGGACTTAATCAAGCCCCCTGGCACGCTGAACCAACTATCAACCAGTGTGGATTCAGTCATAGTGCTCTTGACACTTATTTGCCTAAACTCATAAGAGCGGGCAAGCGTGTTGCAATCTGCGAGCAACTTGAAGACCCGAAAAAGAAGAGCAAAAAGGGGAAATAATCCTCTCCACCAAATCACATCATCAACCCAAACGCGGCACTACTCAATAAAACGAGTGGTGCCGCTTGCTTTACTATGGAATATCAAGAGTTTCTTAAATCCAAGATAAAAATATCGGAGGACTTCGGCTTTACCGTCAGCATGGATGAAATCAACCCCAAGTTGAAACCTCACAACAAGCTGATGGTAAAATGGCTCGTTGAGGGGGGCAAGCGTGCCTGTTTCGCGTCTTTCGGTCTGCATAAAACAGTAACACAGTTGGAGGCGGTCCGGCTCACTCTCGCCAAGATCGGCCATGGGAGCGGCTTGATTGTTTGCCCACTCTCAGTCCGTCAGGAGTTCGTCGAGGACTCCAAAAACATTCTCGGCTGGGAGTGCCCCCCAAAGTTTATCAGGCGCGCCGAAGAGATGGATGGTGACGGCATCTACCTCACCAACTACGAGAGCATCCGAGACGGCAAGTTGGACCCGGAATTATTTGTTGTCGCCAGTCTTGACGAGGCTTCAGTCCTGCGTGGTCTCGGCGGTTCCAAGACATTCCGTGAATTTATGAGGCTGTTCACCGGTGATGGCGGACCAATGCAGGTGCGCCGTCAGGCAGAGCGTATCAAATTCCGCTATGTCGCCACGGCCACTCCCTCACCAAACGACTATATAGAGTTGTTGGCTTATGCCGACTTCCTGGGCATCATGGATGTGTCGCAAGCCAAAACAAGGTTCTTTAAGCGGGATTCCACGCACGCCGACAACCTCACCCTCCACCCACACAAGGAAGAGGAGTTCTGGCTATGGATATCCTCGTGGGCACTGTTTGTCAGCAAACCATCTGACATCACCGGCGACACGGCAGACGATGAGGGCTACATCCTCCCTGACCTTGACCTGCGATGGCACGAGATACCGACGGACTATTCTAAGTCGAGTGTTGACAAATACGGCAATCCTGTATTATTCGCTTCTGAGGCTATGGGACTGCAACAGTCGGCAAAAGAAAAACGTGAGAGCCTCCCTGCCCGTATCGACAAGATGATGGAGTTGAGAGCCGAGGATCCCGACGCCCACCGTATCATTTGGCACGACCTTGAGGCAGAACGCCACGCCATAGAGAAAGCCATACCCTCTATAAAATCCATCTACGGCTCACAAGATTATGAGAAGAGAGAGAAAAACATCCTTGATTTCTCTTATGGCCGAGTTCAGGAGTTGGCGGCTAAACCTGTTATCGCCGGTTCCGGCTGTAACTTTCAACGCTATTGTTCCTGGGCAATATATCTCGGTATCGGCTACAAGTTCAATGATTTTATACAGTCCATTCACCGCCTGCAACGATTCCTTCAGACAAAGAAAGTCCGGGTTGACCTCATCTATACCGAGGCAGAGCGAGGAGTGCGAAAGGCTCTTGAAACAAAGTGGCAGAACCACAACAAACTCATTAATAACATGACTGAAATTATTAAGAAATACGGGCTATCTCACAAAGAGATGTCTGCACACCTCGCCCGTAAAATGGGCGTTGAACGTGTCGAGGTCTCCGGCGATGGCTACCGCATAGCCAACAATGACAATGTTCTTGAGTTGCAGGACACCGACCGCTACCCGGACAATTCAGTGGGGCTTATTGTAACCTCTATTCCGTTTGCAACCCAATACGAATACTCTCCCAATTACGCCGACTTCGGCCACTCTGAAAGCAACGAGGAGTTTTTCAAGCAGATGGATTTCCTCACCCCAAACCTCTTCCGAGTGCTCCAGCCCGGCAGGATGGCTATCATCCATGTCAAAGACCGCATCGTGCCGATGGGATTGAGCGGAATGGGTTGTCAGACGGTGTATCCGTTCCACTGCGATTGCATACGCCACTACACCAAGCACGGCTTTGCCTACATGGGGATGAAGACCATCGTAACGGATGTGGTCCGGGAAAACAATCAGACCTACCGCCTCGGCTGGACTGAACAATGCAAAGACGGCACCAAAATGGGAGTAGGTATGCCGGAGTATCTTCTCATCTTCCGAAAGCCTGCCACCGATCGCACAAATGCCTATGCCGACATTCCTGTTGTCAAAGACAAAAAGTGGTGGAATGAGCAGACCAGAAGTTGGGATAATCCCGATGGTTACAGCCGCGCCCGCTGGCAGATGGATGCACACGGCTACACACGCTCTTCAGGTGATAGGCTGATGACCCCCGAAGAGATAGCAAAGATGGACCACAAATCTATCTACCGCTTCTTCAAAAAGTATTCTCTTAATGAGGTATGGGATTACGACTATGTTGTAAGAGTGGCCGAGGAGTTGGAGTTGCACGGCAAACTCCCTACGGGATTCATGCTCTTGCAGCCCGGCAGTTGGACCGACAACGTATGGTCTGACATCGCAAGAATGAGGACACTCAACACCATTCAGTCGGTAAAAGGTAAAGAACAGCATCTTTGCCCTCTGCAATTTGACATCGTGAACCGTGTCATTGACCAGATGAGCAATCCCGGTGATATTGTTCTTGACCCATTCGGGGGACTTATGACGGTTCCCTATTGCGCGCTGCTCAAAGGTCGTAAGGGCTGGGGCATAGAACTCTCGCCGGTGTACTTCCTTGATGGTGCTCAATATTGCGCCCAAGCCTCCACAAAGAAAGAGACCCCATCACTCTTTGACTTCCTCGATGATCAGGCGGAGGATGAAGAAGAGCCTCTACCTTTTGAACTCCAAGATAAAAAGTAATATGAAACGAGAAGATGCCCAGACCGCAACGGGCTTGAGCCTGCCGGTCATTGTTTTCGTGGTGTTCCTTACCCTGCGCCTTGCCGGAGTAATCTCCTGGTCATGGTGGTGGGTAACATCGCCACTCTGGATTGTAGCCGCTCTGATAGTGGCAATCACGATTTTCTATGTAGCGGTGTTCGCTTACCGCTACCGCAAACACAAACGCAACTAACCTCATCTGTTATGATGACAATAATAAGACCGCCTCCCGGCAATCGCGAAAGAGATAACACCAGTCATTCACTTAACCCAATTCTTTACCAATGGCAATAACGCTGAACAAAAGTGCTATCCGATGCGAAGAGATAGCAATCGCCAGTGGTAAAATAACCTCCAACTCATCGGCTCGACCATTGCTTTATGACATATCCCGGAATTGGCGTGAGTTACTTGATGCGTCAAGTTTTCAAAGCGACAATCCCGGTCCCTGGAGCGAAAAGGAAGAGGCGGCGGCCGAGGTTATGATTTCCACTCTGACCTATCTTCAGCGCATTGGGTGCAAGAACATCGAACAGTTGCTCAAGGACACCATAGAGCGACACGCCCGGCAAAATGAGTAGGTTTCGTTAATGGCTATTCTGATGATGTAAATTGATGATGTATAATAGCAATGACCGAAAATACAATTTTAGCAATCGGCCTCTTGGATTTCAACAAGGGGCAACTCCAAGGACTCCCGAAGAATCCCCGGTTCTTTCGGGACTATCGCTATGAGGCGATGAAAAAGAGCATTGAGGAATCTCCCGAGATGCTTGAACTCCGTGAACTAATCGTCTATCCATATCCGGAGGGGCGGTACATAGTCGTTTGTGGCAATCTGCGTTTGCGTGCCTGCAAGGAACTCGGCTACAAAGAGCTTCCCTGCAAGATTCTCAACCCTAAAACCGATGTGAAGAAGTTGCGCGAATATGCCACAAAGGACAATGTGAGTTTCGGCGAGAATGATGTTGATGTGATGATCAACGAGTGGGACAAATCAGAGTTGCAGGATTGGGGAGTTGAATTTTCCCCGGAAAAGAAAACCGATGAGTTCAAAGAGCGGTTTGATTCGATCACTGATGAAACCGCAATATATCCCCTGGTCCCCAAATACGATGAGAAGCACGAGTTGTTCATCATTCAGTCAGGTAACGAGGTTGATAGCAACTGGCTCCGTGAGCGTCTTGGTATGCAGCGTATGCGCTCCTATAAGACCGGCAAAGTGAGCAAGAGCAATGTTATCGACGTTAAAGATGTTCGTGTCGCATTGGAGGGCGAAAGGAAATGAGCAATCTCAAAATCGTAATCCCCTCACACAAGCGGCACGATCGTGTTTTCGCAAAGAAACTCGTTAACAACCCCATCATCTGTGTTGCTGAAAGTCAGGCAGACCTCTACCGCCAATACAACCCCGAATGTGAGATAGTAACTCATCCCGATGATGTCATAGGGCTTATTCCCAAACGCAATTGGATGGCCCGGCACTTTGGCGATTTAATGATGCTCGACGATGATGTTCACGTTGTCAAAACCCTCTTTTGCGAGAAGGGCGAGACCGGGGTTATACGCGATCCGGACCAGATAACCCATATCATAGAATCCTTGTATGAGTTGGCGTGTCTGCTCGATGTTCATTTGTTCGGGTTCACCTCAGCCATTTCGCCGGTGATGTATAACGAATGGGGGTATTACTCCCTCTCGAAGATGATCACCGGTTGCGCCTATGGCGTGAGGTATAACAAGAATGTCTGGTGGAATGAAGAAATCCGGCTCAAAGAAGACTTTTGGATTTCATGTTACATGAAGTTCAAAGAACGCCGGATTCTTACCGACCTCCGCTACAACTTCGCCCAGAAGGGCACGTTTGTAAATGCCGGAGGGCTGGCAGCGTTCCGCAATCAGGAAGAGGAACGCCGCTCGATACTGTTCATCAAAAAGCACTTTGGGGACAGCATCAATATCAAAGGCGCAACCAACAACGGCAAAGACAAGACAAAGCAGCTCGTGGAGTATAACATCTCCTGCAAGTTCAAATTCTAACCTGCTGATTATCCGCTAAAAATGGTGTTCAATCTGATTGCACATATCGTCATTTTTGGCTAAATTTACAGTAGTAAACAACCAAATAATAGCGAGTTATGATAATAAGAACTATAAATGGCTATGACTTCTTTGAGGTGAGCTCTGCCATGCAGAAAGCAATCCGGCGGGCTGATGCCCGAGTTGCCGGATTCTTCGCCCTGGAACTCTGGCACAGCAACTATCGGGACTATGTATGGAAACGCCTGTTTACCATCAGTGCCGAGGACTGCTACGGACTCATCACGAAAGAGATAGAGGCTCTTTGGCAGGGGCACGAGTTAGTCAACAAGAATAAGACCGAGCCGAAAGGCAGAATCTTCGTAAGCAAAGCGGTGCTCCTGCTTTGTGAGTGTCGCAAAAGCAGGGATGCCGACCACCTCCAGAACCTTGTCTATGACCGCAACGATGTGGATGTAGAGCGGTGGCTTGATGATGTCAGACATTATCCTATCCCCATACCTCCTTATACATTCGATGTTCACACCCGAAAGGGTAAGAAATACGGCAGAACGAAAGAAGAGTTTTTTCGTGAAGAATATGAGGCATTACAGCCTCGGGTGCCTGGTCTGTTCGATGACCTTGTGCCATCTCAATCAAGCAATCTTTTCAGCGGTTCGGATCAGAAGTCTGAGCCGCTTTAATTTTAATCAACATGAATCTACCACCCTTAGACAAAGAGATGTTGGCAAAGATGGGCATTGCGCCGGACGCGGTGCCCATCCGCCCGGCATTAGATTACGGCATCAAAATTCCGCCCAGGAATCCCAAACCTCCCAAAGCAATCAGCACCGCAGAGGCT